AGCAGGACGTGCTCCGAGTGCACCCCCTGCAGCGCCTCGGGCTGTTCGGCGCGGCTGGTCCGGGCGGAGATGAAGGACTCGTCCGGGGCGCCCTTGAGCGCCACCCGGTCCTGCTTGACGTCGAGCAGCATCTGCAGGGGTTTGGGCAGGCGCAGGATCCAGGTCTTGAGCTCGGCGAAGAGGGCGTCGAACAGCTGCGCGCTGGTGGGCGCGGTGACCACCGTCTTCTGCGGCAGGCGCAGCAGATGGTGGTGCAGCATGATCCAGGAGACCCCGGTGGACTTGCCCACCCCGTGCCCGCTGCGCACCGAGATGCGCCGCTCCTTCGCGTCGTACCACTGCAGCAGCTGGACCTGCCAGGGGTCGGGAGCGACCCCCAGCACCTCGCGCACAAAGCGCACAGAGTCGCGCCCGTAGTTGGCTTTGAAGTCGGCGAAGGGGTTGTTCGGCATGGGATTCCCCGGTTGACAGTGTTTGACAACCATGGGTTTTTACGCTATCCATAGACGAACGTCTATAGGTGCGCGCATGTACGACGACGAGCTCGAGGCAGCCGACAACGAGGATAGCGAGGTCCACGCCACCGTGCGCAGTCTGCTGGTGGAGGCGGCCGCGTACGTCGACGAGGAGCTCTCCCCGGATCGTGACAAGGCGGGCAAGTACTACCGCGGCGACCTCTTCGGCGACGAGGAAGAGGGGCGTTCGAAGGTCGTCTCTCGCGACGTCGCCGACACCGTCCGAGCCATTCTGCCGTCGATGATGCGGATCTTCTTCGGCGGCGAACGGGTGATGGAGTTCTCGCCGGTGGGCCCCGAGGACGCCGAGATGGCGGACCAGGCGACCGACTACGTGCACTACGTCTTCACCCGCGACAACCGCGGGTTCATGACTCTGTACGCCGCGATCAAGGACGCCCTGACCCGGCGCACCGGGGCGATCAAGACCTGGTGGGACGACTCCATCGAGGTGACCTTCGAGGACTACGAGGGGATCGACGACGAGACCCTGGCGCTGCTCACCGACGACGACGAGCTCGAGATCCTCGAGGACGAGGCGTACCCGGACGAGGTCGCCCAGGAAGCCCTCCAGGCACAGATGGCGGAGATGGCGCAGCAGATGGAGATGCTGCAGGAGCAGGCGGCCCAGACCGGCGAGGAGCTCCCTCCCGAGGCGCTGCAGCCCCCCGAGCCCCCGCCCCCGCCGATGCTGCACGACGTCAGCGTTCGCCGCACCCGCAAGACCGGCAAGATCCGCGTCGAGGCGATACCCCCCGAGGAGCTCCTGATCAGTCGGGGCGCCCGCTCCTTCCAGGACGCCGACATCGTCGCGCACCGGGTGGAGCTCACCGTGTCCGACCTGGTGGCGATGGGCTACGACAAGGCGGACATCGAGGAGCACCTGCACAGCGACTCGCTCTCGTCCAACCAGGAGCGCCTGTCCCGGCACCCGGAGGACATGCAAGGCCCGGCGGACGACTCCGGCCTGCAGAAGGTGCTCTACACCGAGGCGTGGGCCCGGCTCGACGAGGACGACGACGGTTTCGCCGAGCTCCGCAAGTACTGCTGCCTGGGCGACGAGTTCAAGGTGCTGCGGTCTGACCCGGCGAGCCATATCCCGATCGCCGACCTCTGCCCCGACCCCGAGCCGCACCGCGCGATCGGCTGGTCGATCTTCGACCTGGTGCACGACATCCAGCGGATCAAGTCGCAGCTTCTGCGCGGGATGCTGGACAGCCTGGCGCAGTCGATCACGCCCCGCGCCGGGGTGGTCGAGGGCGAGGTCAACATGCAGGACGTGTTGAGCAACGAGGTGGGCAGCATCATCAGGATGCGCCGGCCGGGCATGTACCAGCCCTTCGAGACCCCCTTTGTGGGCCAGGCCGCCTTCCCCGCGATCGAGTACATGGACCGGCTCAAAGAGAAGCGCACCGGCATCACCGACGCGACCCAGGGGCTCGACGCCGCCACCCTGCAGAGCACCACCGCGGCCGCGGTGAATGCGACCGTCGAGGCCGCCCAGCAGCAGATCGAACTGATCGCGCGCATCTTTGCCGAGACCGGCCTCACCACCCTGTATCGCAACTTGCTGCGCCTGGTGGTGCAGCACCAGGACAAGCCCAGGACGGTGCGCCTGCGCAACAACTGGACGCAGATGGACCCGCGCGAGTGGAACATCAACATGGACCTGGTGGTCGACCCGGCGCTCGGCGCCGGCACCTGGGAGCGGCGCCTGCAAACCCTGGCGATGGTCGCCGAGAAGCAGGAGATGCTCCTGCAGACCCTCGGCCCGAACAACCCACTGGTCTCGATCGGGCAGTACAGCAACACCCTGCACCGGATCCTCGAGGCCGCCGGCTACAGCGATGGCGAGAGGTATTTCAGCCGGCTCCCGCTCGACTTCCAGATGCCCGAGCCCCCGCAGCCGGAAGGCGCCGAGGGCGACCCGACCGCTGCACTGGTCGAGGTCCAGCGGGAGGAGATCCAGGCGAACATCCAGAAGAAGCAGGCCGAACTCCAGCTGCAGCAGATGGAGACCGAGGCGCGCCTGCAGCTGGAGCGCGAAAAAATGCTCCGCAACGACGACCGCGAGCGCGACCGCGCCGAGGCGGACACCATCATCCGCGCCATGAAGGAGGGCATCGACCCCGGGCCGATCCTCGAGCTCATGCACCGCAACCGTGAGCAGGAACAGCAGGGGTACTTCCAATGAACCGGCGCGCGGCGCTCGAGCTCGGCGGGCAGGCCCGAATGGTGCTCGACAACCCAGCGGTGGCGCACGCCCTGCGCGCCCTGGAAGAGAAATACGTGCAGGCGTGGATGACCTCCGCGCCCGCCGACGAAGCGTCGCGAGAGGACGCCTACCGGGCGCTCCGCGCGCTCCAGGCGCTGACCGACGAACTGACCATTCTGCTGGACAACGGCGAGATCGCCGCCCAGCAGATCGACCGAGAGGAAAGACGTAATGGCTGAGAGGACACCCGCCGAGAGCGGACCCGCACTCACCCCCGAGCAGCAGATCCTGGGGATCCTGGCCGCCGAGGATGGCGACAACCTGGAACCTGTGGGAGACGTGGCTGACGACACGACCAAGGCGCGCGAAGTCGAGCCCGAGGTCGAGGAAGACACCGACGACGAGCCCGAGGTGGAAGACACCGAGGAGGAGTCCGAGGACGTTGAGACCGACGAGGAAGAGCAGGACGAAGAGGACGACGAGGAACCGGAGGAACCCTCCGCGTACACCATCAAGGTGGACGGTGAGGAGATCACGGTCACCCTGGACGAGCTCAAGTCTGGCTACTCCCGTCAGCGTGACTACACCCGCAAGACGCAGGAGCTCTCGCAGCAGCGACGCACGCTGGAGCAGGAGCAACAGCAGCTGCGGGCGGAACGGCAGCAGTATCTGCAGCTGGCGCAGCAGGCCCAGCAGCAGCTTGCGCAGCAGAACAGCCAGGAACCCGACTGGGACAGGCTCTACCGGGAAAAGCCCCTCGAGGCCCCCCGTATCGAGCGCGAGTGGAGAGTCAACAAGGAGCGCCAGCAGGCAAGCGCACAGCAGTACCAGGCCGCACTGCAGCAACAGCAGCAGCAAGTGGTCATGGAGCAGCTGCGCGAGAGCCAGGAGCGCCTTCCCGAGGCTATCCCCGAGTGGTCGGACGCCGAGACCGCCAAGAAGGAGCGCGCCGCCATGCGCGACATGCTCCTCGAGAATGGATTCGACGAGGCCCAGGTCTCGCAGATCTACGACTGGCGCGTCGTTGTTTTGCTCCGCGATGCACTGCGGTATCGGCAGCAGCAGGAGAAGCGCAAGACCATGCGTCCCAAGGCTGAGAAGACCGACACCCCCAAGACCGTAACGCCCCGTGCCGCGAAGACCCCCGTCGAACAGCGGAGGAAGGTCTCGCAGTCTCAACGGCGACGACTTGCACAGACCGGGTCGGTGGATGACGCCGCCGCCCTACTCGAAACCATGATCTGAGGACGCAGAAATGCCCATCACAAACACCTTTACTACTACGGACGCCGTTGGCATCCGCGAAGACCTGAGCGATGTCATCTACGACATCAGCCCGGAAGAAACCCCATTTTTCAGCAACGCCAAGCGTGGCAAGTGCGCCAACACCCTGTACGAGTGGCAAGTGGACGAGCTCGATGCCGTCGACTTGAACAACGCCGTTGCGGAAGGCGCGGACAACACCACCTTCGACGAGGTCACCCCCACGGTGCGCCTGCAGAACTATGTGCAGATCTCGAAGAAGGACTTGATCATCTCGAACACCCACGAGGCGGTCACCAAGGCAGGCCGGCGCTCTGAGGTTGCCTATCAGATCGCCCGCCGCGGCAAGGAACTGCGTCGCGACATGGAGTCGATCGCCCTGACGAACCAGGCCGCCAACGGGGTTGGCACCCGCACGACCGCGTCGGTGCTGGCGTTCCTCAAGAGCAACACCAACTTCGGAGGCACCGGCGCGGACCCGGACTACACGACCATCCCCGATGACACCCGTACGGACGGAACGCCGCGCGACTTCACCGAGACCCTGCTCAAGGACGTCATCCAGAAGTGCTGGGTGTCCGGGGCGAACCCGAAGATGGTCATGGTGGGCCCGGTGAACAAACAGAACTTCTCTGAGTTCACGGGCATCGCCGAGCAGCGCTACCAGGCGCCGAGTTCCGGTCAGACCCGGATCGTGGCGGCCGCCGACGTCTATCAGAGTGACTTCGGCGCCCTGAGCGTGGTCCCGAACCGCTTCATGCGTGACCGTGACGCCCTGGTGCTGGATCCCGAGTACATGGAGATCGTGTACCTGCGCCCGTTCAAGCAGCAGCCTCTGGCGAAGACCGGCGACGCTGAGAAGCGCCTCCTGAACGTCGAGTGGGGCGTCAAGATTCACAACGAAAAAGCCCACGGCATCGTTGCGGACCTGACCACGTAATCCTGAAACCCCCGGGGGCGTTCGCGAGCCCCTGGGGCCTTTCTGGAGGGGCTCGCGATGAGCAGACGACTACTGAGTTATGACCCGGCCGCAAACGTGAAGACGTACTTCACGTATGACGACGATCGGGACGCATTTTCTGTCGAGACGGTCCAGGAGACGGACGACGTCGTCGACGCGAACAAGCGCGACTTCAACGACGCGCAAACGGGGTGGCGCGGCGACATGCACAAGGTCGCCAGCATCCCCATGACGCTGTACATGACCCTGAAGCGGCAGGGAGTGATCGACGACCCGGTGGCGCTGAAGCGCTGGCTGAACGATCCCGAGAACCGCTATTTCCGAACCAAACCAGGGAGGGTCTGATGACCTTCCTCGCCGCCCATGCACCTGAGCTCGCGCTGACCGGCGTACTGATTGTTTGCGCGCTCGTCTTTGTGTGGGCCTGCCAATCATGCAGTGGGAGGGGTGATGACCGATGAATTCAGCGAACAGATTGGCAAGCTCCATCAGCACATCAGCCAGGTCTCGCATCAGGTCGGCGAGGTCAAGAAGGGGCAGGACGATCTGCACCGCGAGCACATGCAGCTCCGCGAGCGCGTGGACCTGCTGGAGCGTTCCGTGACCAAGGACATTGACCGGCTCGCGGCGCACGAGAAGGAGGCCGATATTTACCGTGGGCACCTGCTCGACGGGTTTACGAAACTGACCGGATCAGTCGAGCAACTGGATCGGCGTTTTGGCAGGCACGCCGAGGCCGAGGAGCAGGACCGCAAGGAAGTCATCAAGGGTCAGCGCAACACTATCCGCTCGATCCTGTTTGCTGCGGCGACCTTCTTTGCAACCGGGTTCGTGCTGCTGTGGCAGACGGGGAATCTGTCGTGAGGGGCTGGCTCGAAGCCCTCGCGCTCCTGCTGATCGCGCTGTTTCTGTTCGCGGCGCTCGCCGCATGGGTGATGCAATGAAACTCTCCGACGTCGATCACCTGGTCCTGCTCCCGGCGCTATCCATGCTGCCCGAGCAGATGAACACCCAGGCCGCCAGGGCGATGCTGCTCGCGATCGGCCTGCAGGAGTCCCGCTTCGAGCACCGCCGGCAGATCCGCGGGCCC